TTCTATTCAACAAGTCTGTACCTAACATAGTTTGTATGTGTACATCCTGCGCTATTTTGATAAACTGAATAAATTTATCTGTATCTACATTACCATTTACCGCAGTAAATTTAACTAAGTCTGTTCTTGATATTAAAAGTGCTTCCGCCATTGTTATTTTTCTTTTGGTAAAAATCCTTTGTTCGGCATATCTATAGGTCTTGTAGAAACTAAAGATGGATTCTTAATTACATATCCAAATGCTTCAGCTTTTTTACCTGCTATAATTCGTGCATTAGGGTTGTTTACGTCTATTCCTGCGCCTTCAAAACTTGCATACACTCGTTTATTCCATCTATGATGACAATTACCACCACCTTTGTAAAGCCAAATATCGTAAGTATTTGCTCCTCTTGGGCCCCAACCTTCATTAACTATTTGGTTACCCATTTGAAGTAGGTCTTCTTTACGATAAATCTTATTAGCTGCAGTCATATTTTTACAGAACTTTCTACTTTTTTCTGTAGTATCTCCAGCATAAACGTAACGAGTAATAAACTTAACACCATCTATATTTTCATCTTGTTCAGATTTAGAGTTAGGTCTTGCAGTTCCTGTACTAACTAAGTTTACTATCTTATCAAATAAAGACAATTTAACGCCGTTAGAAAGCATTTCGTTTTCTTTATCGTCATTATCATAGTCTACCTCGTATTCGTCTATTAGAAGCCAATTATCGTTAGGCAATTCCCCTTTGTCTATTAAAGCGTTAGAAATAAGGTCGTCGTGTTTACTTAACTGCGTTCCTGTTTCTTGTGCTACTTGCTCTTCAGTTTGAGCATTCTCTAAATCTGTAAATTCAAGTGGTTTAAGAGTTCTAAAGAATAGGTTAAGACTGATTCCGTTAACTGCTAACATTCTATCAATAGCACTAAGCAATACTTCTTGTTTTGGTCGTATAACTAAATTATCGAATAACACAAAGCTATTTTGTAACTCATCCGCATTTGAACTAAATCCATTTGTTGAAGCAATACCGAAAAGCAAAGGACTTGTAACGTTATGTGATAACATAATCTTACGCATACATTCTTCGCTTAATTGATTGTATAAATCGGGAGCATTGTCTACCGGTATAGAGTCTATTGTAGTTTTACTTTCAGCGTTGTTATTAAATGCTACGATTACTCGTTGACCATTTGCGCCTGTAAGTTTAGACATAACCTTAGAAGAAATAATATCTTGCTCCTCTGGGGTTGGTTGTCCGTTATTGAAGTTTACTACCGTGCGTGAACTAAATGAAGATTGCACCTCAGAAATTAAATAGCTTGATATCTCTTCTTCTAATACTGCGTAAGGAATACCACCTTGATAATCTACATAGCTAAAGTATTTCATCCCTACCGAATAAGGTTGAATGAACATTATTTCTACTTGCTCATTACCAAATCCAAATGCAGGAATTCTTTTCGGCGCGTAGTTTCTTAAATCTTCCCAATTATCAGAATAGTAATAGGCTTCGATTTGTCCATCTTTATTGCATTTCTCAGGTGCTAAAAGATGTACAGGAATATGATATGCCTTTAATACTTTGCTTCTATCTTTAGAATAATGTACCTGAAACGCTGCTTGTCCCAACATCTCAAAATCTAATACTACTTTACGCATATCGTATGCGTTAATCATAGACATCATTTGAGCGTACTCGTTAGGCTTTCTTGAAGCATCTACTGCGCTTAAACCTTTACCATATACCAAACGGCTAATATTGTTTATAATAGCGTTATTGGTCGTAGAGTTTTTATATCTATCAATTAAGAACCGATAGTAAGAATTTGAATCTCCATACGTTACCCACTCATTCTTCTTTGATTCCTCAATGATAGGCGCTTCGTATTTTGCTAAATTTAAGATGTGTAGATTACTCATAAATTATAAAGTCGTTTGTTGTGGTCGAACTTACATACTGACCATTGTTTACGCTAAATGATACCAAAGGCTGATTAGTGCAGAATACCTTGTCTTTAAATACTATATCACTTCCGTTTTTTAATACCAACATATAGAAATGATTTTCAACTAAATCAAATATAGCTTCTATAGTGTGGTAATATTCACCTACCGTAGAATCGATTATAGTTACAACCTGCGTATCATTTGTTTGCTCGTCAGTTAATTCCAAAGTATCATAGCTTTCCTCTCGTGGAATGAAGCTAATAATTTGGCTTGTAGCTGATACATTTAATACTATCATACTATATTAACTTAAACACTTCGATATTGTTTTAAAAAAGAAAAGGGTAACCGAAGCTACCCTAATCCAACTATTATGAAAGAAAAACTATACAGTTACAATGTTCGCGTTAGAAAGAACTGTTTTAAGCCCTACCTCAGTTGAACAATTCAAGAAGTTTGCAGGGATATTCTCCATTCCTGTGAACGTCAAAGTGTACCCAGAAAAATCTCCAAGTGCCGTTCCGTTAGAGATAGTACCCGCAGTTACATCCATTCCTCTCTCTACACCTGCAAGAAAGAACTGATTGTTTCTGTTTCTTACGATAATGTGAGGACGTCCGTAAGCAAGTAACTTAACCATTTTATGGGTAGCTACATCTTGCTTTTTCAAGTTAGCAACTAAAACCTGCTCCACAAAAGTGGTTCCGTTGTCTCTTGAAGAGTTTATCGTTTGCTCAAAAGAGTTAGTTCCTTTAAGTTCGAATTTATACACGTTTGTTACGTTGTTAATGTCATCAATAACATCCGTGTTGGTAACGTTATACGTTAAATCTACTGGGTAAGAATAGTCTCCGTAATTGATAATGTAGATAGCATCTAAACCACCTACCGCATCTTTACAAGGCTCTATTCTTCCGTTTGCGATATCACAACTCATTTTTTTAAGTTTTAAATATTATAAAAAAAGGGTGGTAGATATTCCACCACCCTCGTTATTTTATTGGTTAAGATTAGTTAGCTGAGTTAGTTACACCGTAAGTAACACAATCTCCTGCAAATCCGTATTTAGCATCTGCAGTAAAACGCATAATTACTCGTACGTTTTGAGAACCATCAAGGTCTGCCATATCGATAACTTTAACTTCATTCAAGTCAGAAAGAAGACCCGTAGCGAAGTGTAGGTTAGAAGACTGAGTTAAAAGACCTCTGTTGTCATCAAGACCATAAGCCAAGAAGATTGGAATACCATCGAAAGAAAGTGAACCGTTAGTATACCACTGAGTACCTTGTGCGTTAACACCATTAGCACCCAAACCTGATGCACCAAATCCACCCAAAGCACGGATATAAGCACGTACGATGTTAGAAGAAAGATACAATTTCAAATCTGGTTGTCCGTACAAACGTGATGGACAAGCGTCTACGATTTTACCAAGTTCAGCGATAACGTCACCTGCATCTACTGTAGTACCTGCTACTTCTTGTGCAGCTGGTAAAGTAGCATCAACTGCAAGTTGGCGCATAATACCTGAAAACTCACCTGCAGAAGCGTTGTTACCTTCCCAAATAACACCTTCCATATGAGAAGCAACTTTCTCAGCTACGTGAGCAATAAGGAAATCAGCGAAAGATTTAGGTAGAACATCGAATGCTCCGTAACCCATCTCAGCCGCCTGCCAAGTTTGGTGGAAATCTTTTTTACAAAGTTGTAGGTTAACTTGGAACTCTTCAGGATTCAATACTCTTTCAGTAAGAGTTAAAGTTGAGGTAGCGTCAAAATCACAAGTAGCGTTCTTAACGATTCCGTCAGTAGCAACACGTTGGATAACTTGTTTGTACTTAACATTTGGGTGGATAGTTAAACCACCTTGCTCTAAAGTTGGTGCAGACAAAAGTGCTGCAGCAATGTACTTACCTGCGAACTCCCCAGCATAAGTAGTTGTAATTGATGTTGTAGTAGCCATCTTTTTTTTAAATTATTAGTTAATTATTTATTTAATTTTTCAAGGATAGAATCCATTGTAGTTCTTGCTCTTTTAGAAGCAAATTTGAATCCTTCTGCTTTATTTACATTCTCAGGGTTGAAAGTGATAGGAGATACTTCCTCTAATTCAACCTTATTCTCTTTAGTAGTTTCTTCAGTAGCAACTTCTGTAGTAGGCTCAACTTTTGAAAACATTTCTAACTTAGCTTTCAACTCTTCGTTTTCGATTTTAAGTGCTTCCATTTCTGAGAAGAACGTTTCTTTAACGATAGATTCAACCGTCTTTTTAATGTCTTTAGGTGCTGCTGCTTCTGCCTCAACTTCTACCTCTGCTTCTGCTTCTGGCTCTTCCATCGGCATTTCCTCTTCCTCTTCTTTTTCTTTAATTTCAGCAATAATACCTTCTTCGATTACTACCAACATTTTAGAATCTTCCAATTCATACTCTCCTACAGGTAAAGCGATTTTTTGGTCTTCAGCAACTATAAATACTTCTGCTCCTGCTTCAAACACTTCAGCTTCTAATACTGTAACTCCGTCTGAAAGTTTCATAGTACCTAATTTAACTTCCATCCCGAGAAGTTCTTTAATTTGATTGATTACGTTCTTTTTCATATTTATTTATTAAAGAGATTTATAATTTTACATTTTTAGTAGAAACACTTTTAGAATATTTAACTAAATCTGCAATATTTTTTAATGTATTATCAATGCTTTTTGGATAATCTATTCCTAAATCTGAAGTCTTATTTACTAAATCTTGGTAGATTTTAGCAGTTCTATTATAACCAACATTAATGTTTTGTATTCTTGTTTCAATAGCACCTAAATCAGATTCCAAAGATTTTTTTTGATTTTCTAAATCATCTTTTAATTTAAAATATTTATTTAAATTTTTTTCTATTTCATTACTTTCTTTTTTAAGCAAATCTCCTTGTACAACAGTTTCGTTAGCTTGTTTTGTAAAATCATCTACTAATGATAATTCTACATTATGCTTTGCTAACTCTATTTTGTCAGGTTGTGAAATCTTTTTAAGAATACTATTTAAACTCATAGCTTTTTTATTTAATAACTTTCGTGTTTTTGTTCTGTTGTATTTTTTAATTAATTTGTCTTTCCGTGTTCGTGTTTACAACGTTACTTACGACTTGATTTACCGTACTTCCTACACCTTGATTTTGCAACTCTCCTGTGCAGCATTTTGAGTTATACGTGCCATCGTCACAAAGGCATCCTCTTTTACCGCCTTTAGGACTTGTCTTACTTAGTGTTTTTTGTTTTGCCATCTTATTTGTTTTTTATTTGTTCTAATTTACGTTGCGCCCATTCTACTCCTTCATCTCCACCCCAAGCTAACCACATTAATCTACCGCATCCATCTCCTAACTCCTTGTCAGAGTTTTGACGTTGACGTTCAAACGATGCCATTCGTGCAATAGTTTCTTCGCTTATAGGTTCGCCATTTGCTAACTGATTTGCTCGTGCTTTACCTACAGGTGTTCCGCAATCTCCCCATCCGTTTTCTTCTGCATATCTTAAAGCTATCTTAGCGTTTTCTTTAGCTGCTTCTGGATAGTCTGTGTAGCTTTCAAGTTGTAAGGGTAGTTCGTCTTTATGATATAAATACTCGCTATCTTCTGTATGTACCGCTCCCGTCATTAATCTACCTGAAGCGTCTTTATGCGTTGCACCTGTATATACCTTTCCGTCTTTTGTGTAATGCTCTACTCCCTCTTCTAATTCCTCTTGTTCAGCTTTTAAAATAAGTGCTTTTAACTTCTCAATTAATTCCTCTTCTGTTTCTGGCTCAGTAATCGTAGGTTTAAGGCTCATTTCGTATTTGTCTGCAAAGTAACCTTCTATAGAAAATCCTTTTACTTTACCTTCTTTTACGTCTTTCCATACCTCATCATTATTTACCTTCATAGAAATCATCCAAGTTCCTACAGGTAGACTGAATCCGTATTTTGCAGACTTATCTTTTTTCTCATCTTCGATAATCCAAGATTCTACCACACTCATTCCACTTAATTTTTTATCGTGTTCGTATGTAGCGTTATTTTGGTTTGCTCTCATTAAGAATAACTCAGATGCTTTTCTAACCGTGTCCTTACTAAAATAGATATGATACTCTTCGTTCTTGTCGTTACGTCTGTAGATTTGTTTATTAGGCACTAAAGCAGCACCCATTAAGATACGCTTCTCAGTATCTATTTCTTTCAATTCTACTTCGTGTTTATGTAACGCAATAAAGTTTTCCTCTATCGCAGGAGAACTAACAACTGAAACGGCATCTATTCCGCTCATCTCATCGTTCTCGTCTATCACTAATTCTATTATCTTATTCATATCCTAATAACTTTATAATTATCCAAACGTTGCGTTATTTACTCTATTCCTATCTAAAGACTGAGCAGTCGTTACATCTCCACTTACTACATAGGCTTGAATTAATCCCTCTCCTAAACCTGCTAATGGGTTTGTAGCTTGAGCGTTTCCTACTAAGTTAAAGTTAGGAGTGATAACAGTACCACCTCCACCACCGCCACCACCACTTGGTGTAGCTGAAGCACTAATAGAACCGCTACCTTCAAACTTTTGTGATGCTATTTTAGCTACGTTTCCTAATCCTGCTGCTACGGCTATACCTGCTGCGATAGCACCTCTAATAGGTGATGTAGGGTCAGGCAATGGCAAGAACTGAGATTGATACGCACTAACTGCACTCTGATAAGTTGTTATTACTGCTGCCGCTATACTTGCTGCCTTTTGTATCTCAAATGCTCTCTTAGCTTGTTTCTCTCCTTTCTTAGCAAAGACTTCGGATAAGTCAGAGATTAATGTTAAACCTTGTAAAACTGCTGCGTATTTTAATTCTTGAAGTTTTGCTATTCCTTCTTGTTCTCTTGCCCACGCTTCCTCTTGCCTTATTTCATCTGCTTGTTCTGCTGCTAATCGTTCTGCTCGTAAAGCATCTTCCATAGCCTTCTCTTCTTCTGCGGCTTTTGCTGCTGCATCTAACTTTCTTTGGTAGGCTTGTTCTTGTCTAATTTCATCAAGTTCAATCTGCTCTAAATCAAATTTAGCTTTTTCTTCAGCAAGTTCTTTTAGCTTATCATTCTTTTCTTTTTCGTCTGCTACTCGTTTATCGTTTGCGTCTTTCTGTGCTTGTCTACGAGCATCCGCAGCTTGTTTATCTATAGCTTGTATTTGTAGCTGGAATCCTGCTTGTTGGTTCTTTAATTCTGCTAAAGCCTTTTTAGATTCTGCAATAGCCTTCATTCCTTCTTCTTCTACTTCTTTAGGGTCAAAGATTAATGAAGCAGTCCAATCCATTACTTGGTCTTGCAAGTTCCAATCCTTACCTAAAAATGCGCCTATCTCGTCTACGGTTTTTAATAGTAGGTTTATAGGTGCTAAAATAAATTGAAGTATTCCTTTAAGTATCTCTTTGTTTCGCTGCTCGGCTTGAATCTGTGCCTTTAAAGTTTGCTCCTGATTCTTAATAGATATTTCATAAGCCTTTATAGCTTCATCTGTTTGTTTTACTTTAAGCTGAAGTATTTGCTTTTCGGTAAGTCCTTGTAGCTTTAAGATATTGTCTTGAGAGTCTAAACTCTCTAATTTTTCTTTCTGTAGGTCTACGTCTTTTTGTGATTTAACATTTAATGCTTCCTGCTCTGCGCTAACTCCACTAATAGCACTTTTAATGTCATCCCAATAAGCTACTAAAGTACCTACCGCCACAACTAACAAACCAATACCTGTGGCTGCGATTCCTGTACGTATTCCTTTTAACGCATCCGCTGCTACTGCTCCTAATTGCTTAAAGCTATCCTTAGCTTCCAACAATCCTTGAACACCTTGAGATAGTGCCATAGCAGATTGAACCTTAAGCAAAGTCTTCTGTACGTTTTCAGATTCTACACCTACTAAACCTAAAGCACCTTCAAAGGCTTGAAACCCATTTAACGCACCGCCAATAGAAGCAGATAACGCATTGAATTTAGCATCTGGGTTAAAGGCATCTGTTAACGCTTTAGCATCTCCGATAGCATCTTTTAATTCCGCTGCTTTCTTCGCTGCTTTAACGGCTTGGTCAGAAGTTGCACCGAACTTTTCTGCCATAGCAGTAACTTCATTCTGTGCTGCTCTTAGTTGCGATTTAAGACTTCCTAACGAGTCACTCTTAACCTCTAATTCTATTACTTTCTTTTCAGCCATTACTTAAGTCTTTTACTCTTTAACTCTCTTTTACCTTGTTTGTATGCTTCACGTACGCTTGTAGGTATTTTATACTTACCTTTTGCTATGTCAATGAATTCCGTCTTTCCGTAGAAATCGTCTATCTTAAGCAGTTCTAAAATATTCTTAATCATACTTCTTGTGTTAGTGTTAGGATGTCTACCTCTGTGCTTCCGTCCTCGTTTGTATAAGTTAATTCTATATCGTAAACGTTAGTGTTTCCTTCTTCGCCTCTTAGGTATTGGTTAAACTCCGTTATTAAATCGTTTGAGTTTTCTGCGATAATAGTATAACTTGGAGTTACTACAGGGTAAGTAAATACAA